CACATTCGTTACCATTGGTGGAGGCTGGGACGAGACGGACGAAGTCCGTGTCGGGGCTGGCTCACGCATCGACCTGCCCCAAGGTGGTGACGCCAAATATGTCGGCGTCACCAGCGCGGGGCTGAGCGAGCAGCGTCAGGCACTGGAGCGCCTTGAAGCGCGTGCTGGGAGCATGGGGGCGCAGACCCTAGACAGCACCAGCCGCGAGCGTGAGAGCGGTGACAGCCTACGCATCCGGGTTGCTGCCCGCACGGCAGACCTGAACACTATTGCAGACACTGGAGCAGCGGGCCTCGAGCACGTTCTCAAGATCTGCGCCGAATGGATGGGTGAGAACCCTGATGAAGTATCGGTCCTGCCCAACAAAGAGTTCGGCGAAATGCCGCTCACTGGACAGACCATGGTCGAGATCGCCACAGCGCGGAACCTCGGCTGGCCGATTTCTGCTAAGTCCATGCACGACCTCTCGCGTAAGCGTCGTATGACGACCAAGACGTTCGAGGAAGAAGTGGCCGAAGCAAAGAAAGAGGCGGACAGCGAAGAATTCGTATTCGCCAAACAGGGTGACGGTGACCGTGCGGCCACTCAGCCCAACGACCCCGACGACCCGGAAGGGGAAAATCAAGTTCCGGGACAGACGACCAATCCAAGCGGGCGTGATGCCCAATAACATATAGGAGAACGGATATGGATCCGCTCGAACTGAACTACGACAGTCTGGACGCTGTGCCCGAAGCGTTCCGGCCTCTCTACACAGAACAGGATGGCAAAGCTGTTCTCACGGGCATCAACGGTATGAAAACTCCTCAGGATGTCCTGAATGTTCAGGAAGCTCTGCGCAAAGAGCGTGCCGACCACGCCGCAGTGAAAGAGGCTCTCAAGCCTTGGAAATCGCTCGGCGACGACCCGACCGAAATTCAGGCCAAGCTGGACCGGATCGGTGAATTGGAAGCTGCCGCTGGCGGCAAGCTCGACGAGAGCAAGATCCAGGAAATGGTGGAACAGCGTCTTGGGCAGAAGACTGCCCCTCTGGAGCGTCAGCTCAAAGAGACGACCACTACTCTCGAACAGCTTCAGCAGGAAAACGGCCAGCTGAAGAACACGCTCGTCACTCGCGACCGGAATGATGCCGTTCGTGCCGTGGCGACTGAAATGAAAGTGCTGTCGACCGCTATTCCTGATGTGGAAATGATCGCTGGCGCTTACTTTGAGCGTGACGAGACTTCTGGCGAGTTCATCGTCAAGGCAGACGCCAAGGGTGTGACGCCCGGTGCCGATGTCAAGCAGTTCATGAAAGAGATGCAGAAGCTGCGTCCTCACTGGTGGCCTCAATCGCAAGGCGGTGGCGCTGGTGGCGGCAAGAACTTCGGCGACTCTGATGAGAACCCGTGGTCCTCGAAAGGCTGGTCCCTCACCAAGCAGGGCCAATATGTCAAAGAACACGGCATGGCAGAGGCAGAACGGGCTGCGAAAGCTGCTGGAAGCAAAATTGGCGCGACGCGTCCTCCTGCGACCAAATGAACTTGCTATACGCTGCGTCGCGGCGTATGTTGCACCTATGGCGGCGGTTTGGTAGCCTCCCCGCCTAAACTGTGGCCCGGTCGAGCTGAGAATGCTCCCGGGCCACAAATCTTTACAAAAAACCTGTTGCAATCATTCCATCTTGCGCGTATGCTCATGCTTGTTATTCGATGACGTGACGTCATCACCGATTTGCGACATGGGTCGCTCTCCCCTCACAAAGCCAATGAAAGGAAGAACTCATGGCAGCAGGTCCCGCGACTCGGGTGAGCGACGTCATCGTCCCCGAAGTCTTCACTCCCTACATGCAGGTGCTCACCGAAGAGAAATCCCGTCTGGTTCAGTCCGGTCTGCTTTCTCGCTCGGAAGCCCTCGACAACCTTCTCGCTGGTGGCGGCATCACCTTCCAGGTGCCTTCGTTCCGCGATCTGGACAACGACGCCGACCGTGTCTCGACCGATACCTCGGTGCCGTTCGCCGATACGCTTCCGACTGCTGGTCAGGCGGCTCCGCCTAACCCGCTCAAGATCCAGACGCAGAAAGAAATCGCCGTTCGCCTGAACCGCAACAACTCCTGGTCTTCGACCGACCTTGCCGCGATCCTCGCAGGCGCTGACCCGATGGAAGCAATCGCCAATCGCGTCGCCGCTTACTGGACTCGCCGCCTTCAGGCCGCGTTCATCGCAACCTGGAACGGTGTCATCGCTGACAACGCCGCCAACGACTCCGGCGACTATATCAACGATATCTCCGGCGCGAGCTTCACCGACGGTGTGACCAACTTCTCGGCAGAGGCATTCCTGGACGCAGCCCAGACCATGGGTGACTCGCAGGAAGATCTGGTTGCCGTGGCCGTTCACTCGGTCGTCTACAACCGGATGCAGAAGAACAACCTCATCGACTTCATCCCGGACGCCCGTGGTGAGATCAACATTCCGACCTTCCTTGGTCGCGAAGTTATCGTCGATGATGGTCTGCCCCGGACTGGCTCGGTCTACGACACGTGGCTCTTCGGGCCGGGTGCTACCCAGATGGGTGTCGGCACTCCCCCGGTCGCTACCGAAGTTGACCGGAAACCCGGTGGTGGCAACGGCGGCGGTCAGGACGTGCTCTACTCGCGCGTCATGTGGACTCTGCACCCGAGCGGTCATGCCTGGACTGGCACGGCTGGTGATGGTGGCCCGGCGAACACCGGAACCGCAAGCGATGACCTCGACGAGGCCGCATCGTGGAACCGTGTGTATCCCGAGCGGAAGCAGATCAAGTTCGCTCGCCTCGTTACTCGCGAAGCATAATCGGTTGGGGCGCTTCGGCGCCCCTTCCGCCACTTGATCAGGAGGAAATCTCATGACCGCTCGTATGCGCCACCTTCGCCACCGCGATCTGGACGGACTTGCGCGGGATCGTCTGGACCACACGAAGGACGCTCTTGCTCTTGGGCTTCCTCCCGGTGCGAAACCTGAATACACCGTCACTGCCGACAATCTCCAGAACCACATCGTGGTCACTGGAGAAGATACGTTGGCGGTCGGCAATCCCCGCGTTATCTTTGAAGGCGATGATCTCCCGGCCAACGTCGAGACTGGTGTGATCTATTGGCTTCGTGATGATGGAACGAACCTCTATACGCTTCATCTCAACAAAGCCGATGCTGCCGCTGGTGCCAACGAACTCGTCATCGCTGACGACGGAACTGGCACTATCACAATGACCATTCTCGACTAAGGAGAACCTGATGGATATCAAAGAAGCACTGGCCCAACTCGACACGATGGAAGACGATCAGTGGACTGCCGATGGCGCTCCTGCGACTTCTGCCGTTTCTGAGATCCTTGGGCGGAAAGTCACTCGCGCAGAAATCACGGACGCCGCTCCGAAATTCTCGCGTTCGAACACCGACCTCACCGAGATCGAAGAGGAGACCACTGATGCCGAAGAAGAAGGGCTACGGGAAGGGAAAGAAGAAGTAACGACCGACGAACCGGTCGATGCTTCTATCCTCGACGAGTTCGTTGAAATGGAGCCAATGCTCCCGAATGAGTTCGCCGAGAAGGTTCTGAAGAAAGCAGACCCTCGCCTCCTGCCTCAGATCGAAACCATGCTGGCCGAGCAACTCCAGGCTGTTGAAGCCAAGGAGAAGGAAGTCGAGGAAATGAAGCGAAAGGTGAAGCTGTCCAAGGCTCTCACTCAGACCTGGATCAAGCAACTGGTGCCGGACATGTCCAACCAGGAAGCGATCCAAGCGTATATCCGCGCTTCTCAGGCAAACCGCGCTGCCAAGGCGGCTGAGATCCAGCAGGTTCTCGGTGGCTTGAAGCCTGCGGACATTGCCAAGCTGGACCCGCGTGCCACGATCGACAAAGCATTTGCTCGCAAGACTGCCCGTGGCGGTCAGCGGCCTGTGCGGTAAGGGGTAGGGTATGTCCATACGCCGCTCAGAGCGCCTCAGAGGCCCCATAAGCGCCCAACTGCGGGCCGCGCTATACTACGCCCGCAAGCGGCGTCTGGCGCGGCTCCAGGGCGGCTCTGAGCCTGTCGTAACTCCGCAATGGCGCATCCTCTGCATCGACGGTCAGAACACCAGCTTCTTCGGCATTGCAGAGATCCAGATGCGCTCATCCATTGGTGGTGCTGATCAGTCTACGACTGGTCAGACCATCTTTGGCACAGAGCGTCTCAACTTCGAGGCGACTCTTGCTTTTGATGATAGCCCAAGCACCGAGTGGAGCGCTGATCGCACTGAACCGGCAGACACTTTGTGGCTTGGACAGGATTTTGGTTCTTCGACCGATATCGTTGAGGTTGTGCTCACTGCTCGCAACGACGGTTTTGAGAACCAATGTCCGCAGCAATTCGATGTTCAAAGCTCGCCTGATGGTGTGACTTGGACAACTGTCTGGTCCGTGACTGGAGAGCCTGCATGGGCTTCTGGTGAGACCCGCGTCTTTACGAAACCGTGAGGTAGAACATGGCATTCACAGTTGAAGACGGCACCGGGGTCGCAGACGCCAATTCCTACACGGACGAGACTTTCGCTGACGCATACTTCCTGGATCGTGCTGACGCTGCTTGGGCCGCTGCTGACTCAGCTGCGAAACAGGCTGCGCTGATCAAAGCCACGGACTATATCGAGCTCCGCTTCAAGGATCGCTGGAAAGGCATTCTGGCTCCTGAGGCGACCACGCTGTCGTTTCCGCGGCAGTATTTCTACGATCGTAAGGGACAGCCAGTCGATTTCACGAACGACGGTATTCCCTCAGACATTCAGAAGGCGACCGCTGAATATGCTCTTCGCGCCCTTTCTGCAGATCTTCTGCCTGATCCTACTGTTGCCGACTCTGGTCAAGCTGTCAAGAGAACCTTCGACAAGGTTGGTCCCATTGAGACTGAGGTCGAGTATGAGGGCGGCGCTGCTCGGCCTGACCTTATTCGTCCTTATCCTGCCGCAGACAAGCTCCTTCTCTTCTGGATCACCGGGGCAGGGGGTGTAATCAGGTAATGGCTGGTCCCGACTACGTCAAGCTCGCAGCAAAGGCAAAGACTCTGGTCACTCAAAGTGGCCGGACGATTACGCTTGTCAAGGTCAATGAAACGCCTGCCGATCCCTCTCAGCCCTGGAACGGTCCGGCTCCTGCCGGTGAAGTCACTGTCGATGTTCCCGGCATCCAGCTTCTGCCGAATGCTGTCCGTATCTTTGGGCTTGCTGCCTTGGGCGATGCGAATGAGTTTCGAGGACTGGTCACTTACAGTGAACTCGTGTATATCGTTTTCGCAGATGAGGAAGACCTCTCCGAATTCACTTATGTTCGTGATGGTGGCGTAGACTACCAGATCGAGGCAACCCAAGAACTCAAGCCTGCCGATGTCACTCTGCTCGGCTATATTGGAGTTCGCCGATGAGCCTTACATACAAGCAAGCGAATGACGACATCCTTACTCTTCTCAAGACTGCGTGGGACACCACTGGTCACAAGATGTTTTGGGAAGGAGTGCGTGATGATCGTGAGACTGACATGTCGCCATGGGCGACAGTCGTTGTCCGTCATGCGGCAGGGCAGCAAGATACACTTGGCGGAGTCGGTAGTCGACAGTTTCTGCGCGTTGGTGCAGTTGTCGTCACCATCAACACTCCAGCAAGTTCTGGCTTGTCAGAGGGCTATAACTTGGCTAAAGTCGTGGCAGACGCCTATGAGGGCGTATCGTCACCGAATGGAGTTTGGTTCCGCAACGTTC